AACACCGTACTGAGCACCACCAACGGCAGTATTGTAAATTGTACGGATAACTTCACGGTTGATTTCAGCCAAAATTTCAGTAGACAGAATGTTTGACAATTCTGTTTCAGCGTCAAGACCATGAATTGCTTTTAAGTCTTGTGCTAATTCTAATGAATACTCAGCTTTCAATGCACGGCTTTGAGCAGTTACAGTAACTTTCTCGATAGAGAAAGCCATTTGAGCAAACGCTAAGTTAGCATCAGCACCTAAGCCTTCAGCAGCAGCTGTTGGCAATGCGATACCGGAAGTTGTGTTAGCACCAACCTGGTTTTGGAACTGTGTAGATGTATCTGTTGCAGTTGTACCAGTGAAACCGTAAGGGTTACCAGCAGAACCAGTACCAGAGAACATTGTGTTGGCTTCGTTGTAGAATGCCTCACCACCGTTCTGGTTAACATACTTAGCACGCATTGCAAAAATCAAACCTGTAGGACCTGTCATTGGTTGAACACCAGCAACGTCATAAGCGATTAGATTAGGCAAAGCACGGCGTACTAAAGAGATCAAGATTGGATCAAAGTTAGAAACGCCACCGCTTACGTTAGTAGGAGCAGAAGCAGTTGCTTCGTTCAAAGCTTGGTTGTCTTGACGCATAGCTTGTGATTGATTTTCCAAAACAAGAGCTGTAACAGCCTTCTTGTATGGGTCTTTGATGGACTCTAATTCTGGATGCTCAAGAATTGGTTCCCATTTTTTTTGTAGTTCTTCTGTTAAATACATTTGTTTTCCTTTTTATTATTATAAGGTTACTTCTTTGATTGTGAAATGGTTCTTGCAACTTGTTCGACTAAAGGATCAACAGAAACGCTTGGCTTCTTTGTTTCTTCTTCTATTTCAACTTCATCGTCCAGAGAGGACAAATTAGCAGCTTTAACAACAGCTTTAAAATAAGATTCCTTTAAAACATCTAATTTACCAACAAATTCTTCTTCAGTAGTGAATTCAACGTTCTCTGCGAGCGATTTTAATTTCTCTACTTGTACCTGCGACAGGCCTTCACACGCTGTGTAGATAGCCTCAATTTTTTTCTGTTCGCTAAGTGACTTGGTCAACTCAACAGAACGATTCATTTCTTCGTTTAAAGATGCTTCGAGTTCTTCAACTTTAGAAGTCAATTCTTCAACTACGTCTACCTTGTCGGCAGGAATGTCGATGTAATGTTCAACGAATAAATTGCGTAAACCACCGATAAAGTCTTCCACGATTTCAGCACGTAGACCTTTTTCGATTGCTAATTCGTTTTCTTTCATCCATTCTTCTACCATGTAGTTAAGGTAGTCGTCAACTTTAGCAGCCAAATCTTCTTTGATTTCTTCAACAGCAGCATCAAACTGCTCTTGTAACTGAGCTTCAGCTTCAGCAATAACTTCTTCTGCACGAGCAACAACGGCAGCTTCAAAAATTGTAGTAGCTTTAGTAACGAATTCTTCTGAAAGGTTTTCACCAGACAGCAATGCATCCATATCTTCTTTCATTTTTTCCTTACTAATCATCTTTTTGATGAGTTTTTTATCTTCAGCTTCATCTTCGTGGCCTTCTTCTTTTTCTTCGGCAACAACTTCTTCGTCAGAAGTAGCTTCTTCACCGTAAGATTGGAATGTAGCACCAGGATTCTTAGCAAAATTTTGCTTAGCTGGCTTACCTTCTGGTTGTTCAACAGAACCTTGCTCTTGTGGTTGAGTAGCTAATTTTTTCTTAGCTTCAGAACCTACTGGAGGTGTTGCACCAGGAGCAGTAGCTGTTGGTGTACCTTTTGTGTAGTCAGGGTTTGCATCAGTAGTTTTGGTTGGTGTAGAACCAACGTCAACTTCTTTAGTACCGTAAGCTACATCGCCACTTAACTTAGATGGCGTATCTTGGCCAGACTTCTTACCAGCTACATTAGCTGTAAGAACTTCTTTAGCGGCTTCTGACAGATTAAATTTTCCCATTTTGAAAATCTCCTTGATTTATATTGGATATTTATAATTAAAGTTTTTTAAGGAAGTTTCCAAAGATGCGTAGACTTACTTCTTCAATTTGTCCTCTGGTAGCCACACGAATTTCTTGTTTGGCTACTGAGTAATCTTGTTCTGTCCATACACCATTGACTAACATCCATTCTTTGCCTTCCATGATGCCTTGCACAAATGCACCAGGCGCTGAAGGGTCTGCTACAATATCTGCCGCTGTGGCTAGATAGAAATCGGGCTGAACAACATTAACACCGTTAACGTTTTTCAATGAGCCCATGCCTCTTGAAGATACACCTAACTGAGCACCGCCTTCAATAAGACTTCTGGCGATGTTACCCATAGGGGTATCTAATATTTTTGCTTTACCAATCCAAGTGTTACCATCTTCTCTTAGACCAACAATCATGTGTGATACACGGTCTAGATTAATAGTTGGAGTTTCTGGATGGCCTAGTTCTCCAAAAGCACGTTGCTTGTTAATATATGATTCAGTATAACGAGCAACTTCTTTTTTCATTGTGTTAAATTCATACAAACGGCCATTACGGTTCTTAGTTTCGGCAACCAAAAATGGTCCTTCGATGAACAAAGACTTCTTGCCATCAGAATCTTCTGTAAGGTAATTTACGGTTTCGTTAATTTCTTTAATGAGTTTCATTTTTATTATAGTCCCATTGCGCTTCGTTTTCGTAAAGACATTCTTCTTTTTCTAAGGGATTGTCTTAATTTAGCCCTTCTTTTAAACTTTGACCGCTTGGCGCCCATCTTACGATGTCTACGTTCCATTGGTGTCATTCGTGTCATTTTACCGCCACGAATCGTATAACCTTTAATTGCAGATACTTTCTTACGGCGTTGTATCTTACCTTTACGGATACGAACCTTCACCATCTTGGTTCTGCCCATCCTTAATACATTACCTTCAATCACCACATCATACATTTCGGCTGTTAACCGCAATTTCATCTGGTTGAGTTTTTCAGCAACCAGATTTTTTAATCTATCTTCTATTTCATTTCTTGCTTCTACAAGATTATTCGATAGAAGTTTAGAAACAAAACTACTCATTATGGAGTGACGCCATAAGGAGGGTAGTTAAACGCTGCAGGGTCTTGGAATTGGCCGCCACTATAAAACTGGCCGTTTTTATGTAATTCAATAATAAGAGTGTATGCAGCATTAGCAGTAGTGCCAACCGTTTTAAGAGTTACGTTACCTGTAGGACCTACTGAATTATTACTAATAACCGGAAATTGATAATTAGGATTAGTGTCTGCAAAACCCACACCAAAAGCATAAATTGTTTGTGATGATCCAGTACCTTGCCATTTTAATTGTAGGTGTCCAACTTCAGCATCCACAGAAGCAACAACTCTTGAAATGGTAAAAGCTGAATTTGCAAATCCTGTAGCAACCGTATTACCTGATTGAAATGGTAAACTGTTGGCATTTAATGCGTGAGCCAAAGTCTTAGGATCAATAATAACGGTTTCATTTTCGTCAGAATCAATGAGTCCAATACGTTTAATAACGGTTCTTTTATTAGTATCAACTAAAATTTGTATGCTGTTTGCGATTGCCATTTTTTATCCTATTATAGTTCTTCCGTTGGTGCAGCAGTAGGTCCACTTGAACTCCATTGCATAGCGGTATACGGTACTGTTACATATTTATTAATCTTATCCACATAATATAACGCAACTCGCTGGTCATTAGAAAATTGTCTAATAGACTTGCGTTTCATAATTAAAACATTTGGAGGATCCATTTGTTTATCTTGATGAGCGGTGGCTTCAATCATAAACTGCTTAAGTGTTTTCACTCGGTGTATCCTCTGCTGTTGCTTCTTGTGTTTGTGGACTAATTAAACTTTGTGCCACTTCTTGCTTTTTAGCTTCAATATGTGCTGTCACTTTATCGTGAATAGAATTGTACAATGCGTTTTTAAATTCAACGGCATTGTCATCTTGAGCATAATCGATAATATTTCTGTCTGTCATTTTATAAGTCTCCAATTCAATTGATTATTACAACATTTAGCTTTATTTATTATTTAGAACAGCCCTGGTATTAAACCAACAGTATTAGCTGTAGATTTAACTAACGATCCTATACTATTGGCTACAGTTATATCTGTTCTAGCAGTATCCCAAGTGGCTCTACCGATAGCTAACTTATCGGATTGGCTAATTGAGGTTGGTATCGCATCTACCGATGCCTTAATTAAAGCAGTATTTGCATTATCTGGTGCAATGTATCCAGATGTTGCTAGGCGACTTGAAACATTGGCATCCAATCTATTCAAACGAACATCAGTAGTTAAAAGAGTATTCGTTGGAATAGCTAAAACATTTGCTTGTAGAGCAAGACCAGCTCGTATACTCGCTTTATCTGGCTCACTAATGACCGCTGTTTGCTGTGTCCAAGGCGCAGTCTGTAAAACAATACCAGAGCTGTTCTTTTTAGTTGCTGTATAGCTTGGATTGGCAACATAAACAGAGGCAGCTACTTGGAAATACAATGGTATTAAAACACCTAAGTCTGTTGTAGTAGTTACTGAATTATTTACTTTTGCATAAAATGCAGGAGAGGATATATAAACACCACCCTGTATAATATCAAAACCTGCTGTAGTTCCAGACAAAACTGATACATACGCTGGCAATTCGCCATACACAACTGTGTAGTAATGTAATCCGTTTAAAACATCCGCTGGAGAATAAGAACGTAAGTCTGAACCAACTGATACTGCAACTTCTTGTCCAACAAGAGCTGTGCTTATTTGTGTTGCAATATAGTTCCTGTTAGTAGTATTTAGCGTTGTATCTACATTAGTTTCTGGAATTAAAGATGTAGTAAATGAGTTCAGGTCTGAGGCTGTTGGATAATACAAAGTACGCTGATAACCGTAAGCTACGGCATAGACCGCAAAGGTATCTCCTGCTCTAACCTCTAAAGTTCTAGCCGTATTCTGCACGACCCAACCAAAGTCTGTAGCGCCACCACCAACTCTAACAACATAGGTAGATAAAGCAAGGCTGTTAGGTGTTCTCAGAGTTGCAATAGCAACTACACTTACTCTTGAGCCAGCAGTAAAGAATGGAGAAGTTCCTGCTTTGATTACTTTAACCTCTGCAGTTCCAATGTTACTAATAGTGCCTGTAATCGTGCTGTCAGTTATCGTTACAGTATAGGCGTATGGAGCGCTATCGTCATAAGTTAAGTTACCAGTAATTGTCATACCTGATAAATCACTCGGAATAATCTGTATCACATTAGCTGTGATGGCTGTATTAGTAAAGTTAGACGGTATCGTTACGGGGCTTGAGCTAAACAATGCGCCTGTAATTGTAGTTCCGGGGGCAAGGCTACTGCCACACCAGATTGATAATGATGAACCATTAAAAATAAACAAATCGCCAATATCGTTAATCTCTACAGGATAAGAGCCAGCAGATGCGTTAGTACCCGCCTTAGTGATGATTCTTGCGTAAGGAATACCAATCTCTAATGTTTCGTAGTAGGCTGCATAATCGTACAACTTATCCATATCAGGCAAAAACTCATAAGCTGCTACTGTAGCCTTGGTTGCCTGAGTAATAAACACATCAGCAACAAGGGTTACTGTGGTTGTTGTACTAGCAACGGCCGGAGAATGTGTACCTGTCTGTGCTGTAAATCCGTATCTCGCTATCTTCCATGTCCAAGTACCTGTTTGACCTGTGGTGGATAGAGTGTAACTTGTATTTGAAGATGCCACATACGCAACTTGTGTACCAGATCCGTTAGCAATATAAACTTGTGAGCCAGCGGTTAATCCATTTAGCGTTAAGGCTGTAACGGGTCGAGTAACAACTCTAGTTCCGACTGTTCCGATAGTGCTACCGCTTGTGCTGATGGTGACTGTACCGGCACCTGCGTTGCTAACTGTTCCGCTAATATTTGTATTTGTTACAGTTACAGTAGGTGATGAAGCTGTGTTGTATGTCAAATTACCAGCAATAGAAACACCGGTTAAATTGGTTGGTGTTGCTTGAGCAACGTTGCCGACAATGTTTACACCGCTTGAGAGTGTACCACTTAAAGTTACATTTGAATCAATGTTACCCTCTGTAATACCACCCGTGACAACGAGTGTATAACTACTGTCAAAAACTGTACCGTTGGTTGTAGTAAATGGATCAGCTTTGGTTAAGTTTTCAAGTAAGCAAAGGTTGTCCTGTACTGCTGACCAAATCTGTGCTGCGGAACGATTAGCACTTACAGTAATAGTCTGAGCCACATGGTCTACGGCTACGCCTGTTACGCCTGATACATACAAAGGATTGCCGTTTACATCAACCACTTGGTTCTGCGTAATAGGAATACTAATGGCTGTCTTGAGGTATGTACCTGTTAAATTACTAAATGTCCACCCAGCCAATCGAGCTACTAAGCGATAAGCTACTGGAACAGCATCGTAGTCATACGGCATTGGTACAGAACCAGTATCGCTTGAAAGAGTTTTGCTACTTTGCAATGATGGATTGTTCGGGTCTGCGTTAAGATAGCCAGCAATTAAAGTACCAACTTGCGCTCCGCTAAATCCAATGTCTGTTCTATAGACTGCTGGGTTATAAGTCGCATCAATAGTAGCTGGTAGTTTGATACTCATCACATAGCGACCAGTTACAGCAGTAGTGCCAGTAATACGGAACTGCAAGTCTAAGCCAACGCTTGAGCTATAACCAGTTAATGCTGCTCTAGCAGTTTCAAGACTTGCATTGTCGGTAAGTGTTGTCCAGCTTCCTGTGTTTGGTGTACCCCAGTTGGTCATTCTAAATTCAACAGTCGTGCCAGCAGGAATTGGGTTTGTACCAGAGCCTAGGTTGTAGTTAAAGTCAAACGCTGTGCCAGTAAAGTTAGTGATGCCTTTAAGTGCAAACACCGACTTAATAATGACTGAATCACCAATAGCAGGATAGTAGATACGACCAAGGTTATCTAAGAATGTACCACCACCAAAGGTGTACATATCAAAAGAGCTTTGTGCTGAAAAAGAACCAACATAAACCGAGCCAACACTTTTGGCTGTGTTTGACATTACAATAATGGGCTGCACATCGACCAAGTTTGGAATAATTGCAGCTGTTGCAGTTGTCTGAAATAGACGATGTGGTCCAGCAACTATGTCCATTTCTACGCCGCTTTTTGCCGCTCCACCAGTACCCGCTGCTGTACTTGTAATCGTATCAATTAACAACATACGGAATAAACCACCGCTATTGGAAACAGATGTACCAAACAAATAGCTTTGAGCCGCTGCAATTATACGAGGGTTTGTAACAGATATAAATGCAACAACGCTGTTTAATCCAGAATCTTGAACAATACCAGTTGTTTGTACTGAACCAGCAATTGCTGAATATCCTTTGTTATGACAAACAATGCTTTCACAAGATGAGTCAATACTAATCAACGGACCTCTTGAAAGAATACCACCGCCCCAAACTTGAAATCCTCTGAATGTACTATTGACTGTACTTGCTATTACTGGAAATGTATAGCCGTCAGTAGAGCTAGTGCTATTACCGTTAGGCAAAGATGCAATAAAAATGTTCTTTACATCAATGTTTGTAGTAGCAGCTATATTAAAACCACCGCCAGCCATATAAAGCCCATCTACAGGAGTGGCAGATTTAACAGTCGTAAAGTTAAAGCTACGAAATGCAATCGAACCCGCTGCCCCGTTTCGACCCCATTGCCTAGAGCGTAAATTACTGATTGCTTGGGCGTTCTGGATGTTAATGCAGTTATAGGTTGTTCCGCTGGTGTTGCCACAATAGTTAGCATTAGCATGAATACTTGAAATACTACCACTACCAAGCATGGAGTTAAGTTGTACTGTAGCGTTAATTGCTGTAGGGGCTTGCCAGTTAGAACCTAATACGCTTAATGTGTTTAAGTTATAAGTACCAGCGGAGCTAGTGACGTTTATTACAAAACAACCAAAGTTATTAAGCACTAAATTTGAGTAGTTATTAAATTCATTTCTAAACCGCATACCTGTACTGCAAACTTGCAAGTCAATCGTACCAGAGGGGTTACAGCTAAAACCAGCGTTATTGATTGTAGTGTTAGGTCCAGGAATCCAATAAACTGTAGTGCCGATTGGAAAACTAGCTTGAGCCGTTGTGCCGTACTGACCTCTTAATTGTGAGGTTGCGCTAACTACTGCACCAGAACGAGTCAAAAAGTGTATACGCTCAATCGTTGAGCCGCTGACCAAAAGGAAAGAACCAATTGCTTGGTTAGCGTTAATACCGCCGTTGGTTGTTGGTCCAATCGCTGTGGCTAATGTAAAAGCCTGTGCGCCTGTACCTGTGATAGCTGTAGCAAGCGTAGTCGATTGCAGGGCAGAGTTAAAGTGGATGTTAGGAATTCGAACCCGTGCGCCTGTAGGTATCTTTGTACCATTAGTTCCATCACCCATTCGCACTTGAGTGGTCAATGGATTAAAGAACAACACTTTACCAACTTCACTACTACCTACTTGTGCTGGAGCGATTAAAGAGCCTGAACGAATAATGTGTGTATTACCCGCTGCAATTACGCCACCTGTATATGTAGTACCATCAAGTTCTTGAATAGTAATAGATGTATTAGAAGTAAGCGCACTTACAACAAAATCACGGGCAATGCTTGGCAGTTTAAATGGTAATCCAATGTGTGAACTTAAAAAGTTTGT